GACCATTTGGGAAGGTTCTATCGGAGGATTCATGGGTTCTTGGAAGGATCCGACCCAAGCTTCTCTCACTGGTTCTGAAGTGTGAAGCCAGCAAGTTCTGGCTCTTTTGGGACCAGAAAATCTGGATCCACAGTCTTTGCAGATGCCTGCATAAGAGGTGTCGAAGAGCCAGTCACCGGGTTCTTGAATGTCGAGATGGACGCCCATGGGGGGTTTTTCGCTTCTTTTGGAGAGTTGTTCCTTTAGGAACAATGATCAGACCTTGGCCAAGCATTGCCCCTTGGGACCGGCGATCCCTGCTACGAGGTAGCGATTTTGGGAGATCCTTGTCAAGTTTTGAAATCGGAACGCCTGTTCTTCCTTGGGTCAGGAAACCAGAACGATGTTCCGATCTGGAGGCTGGAAGAGGGAAGATGTTCCGGGTCTGAGACTAAATTCGGAACATCTTCCTTTATTTCATGCCTAAAGAATCATTGTCAAAGGTCCGACAACGTGAGCATGGTATTGTGCTTCATAAGCGGGCACATCAGAAAGAGGGTCTCCATTGTCTTTACAATTCTCTGTGGCACGTTTGGTAATTTCTGATTTGGCTGCCGCAGTAACCAAAGCCATAGACGATCCTACAAAAGGGTTGCAGTGAAAAACGTTCCAGTTTTCTCTGGATCCATTTTCTACATCATCTACATATGCTAACCATACTTGGCTCATTTCATCTTCTTTCTGGTTTGAGGGAGGTGTTCGGGTGTCATGCTTTACTCCATATGTGAGATACTGGTTTCTGCAATGGTTCAGTTCCCAGAATAGGAAGACCATCAGGAGATCAAGAAGGAAGACTCGGACCCTGTAATCGAGGATCCAAGCTTCGGCACATACTGTGAGGTGAGGGAATTTGCCACCGATACGACGGTTAAGGCGGATGGACCCGTGGGCCGAAAGTGTGTGTTTACCTTCGTTTGCCTTTGCGGCACCCAGCTTCGTAGGCTTCTTCATCAAAGACTCCTTGCTTCGTGTATTTGATGATGGAAGCCATAGAGATTCCAGTCTGGTCTACTGCTTCACGACAGGTTTGATAGTCCTTACCATACACTGACCACATGGCTCTACGTTTGGTTGAGACTTCTGTATGAATTTTTTCTGAATCTTTCCAGTTATCCTGATAGGTTCCTGATTGTAGATGAGCAGGATTGCAGCATTTTTTGTTGTGACAAGAGTGTCTGACAAGGTGATTATCAGACAAGGGGCCATTATGGAAAACCCAAGAATACACATGAGTGTTCCAGTATTTTCCATCTTCAGTAAGCTGCCCATACCCTGAACTGGAACAAGATTTTGTCCAGTTCCAGCATTGAGTGTTTGGGTCTATGGTAATGTTGTTGATAATTCGTTCAAGTTTCATGGCGACTCCGGGAGGATTCGAACCTCCATTGATCCAATTACGGTGCTACAGATTAGAAGTCTGTTCCGATACGGAGCCTTAACATGATACTTAGAACACTTCAACCCTTGCTCTATCCGTTGAGCTACACAGAGTTGGTAACAGAACCAAGAAGAAATTGGCGGATCCAGCAGGATTCGAACCTGCGAGGGGTTGCCCCCCGGAGCTTTAGCAAAGCCCAGCCTTCAGCCTCTCAGCCATAGATCCTTGGTGGATGTGGAAGGATTCGAACCTACGAACCGTTTCCAGAGAGGATTTACAATCCCCGTGCTTTAGCCACTTGCATACACATCCAAACTTCACGGGCCATTGGACCGACCTACACCTAATTGGGTGGCGTCCTGCTTACGTCCCAAACCTACCGTGCTGGGAATCCTCATATAAAGAGCGTGAGGGGTTCTTCTTCACCCGGAGCGCATGGGGCCATCCCCTGCCATCTCTACCCTCACCGGGCCTGCCTTGGTCGTGGGAGAAGGACTCGAACCTCCGACTGGACGATAATCGGTCGCCTGCTCTACCAACTAAGCTATCCCACGAATTCTCCTTGTGGCACCCAAGGCAGGGATCGAACCTGCGACTGACTCATTAACAGTGAGGTGAACTACCGCTGTTCTACTTGGGTATCAGAAAGAGAATTGGTGCCGCCACGAGGGATCGAACCCCGGACCCACTGCTTACAAGGCAGTCGCTCTACCATCTGAGCTATAGCGGCACTGGTCTTCCCTGTAGGATTTGAACCTACGGCCTACCCGCCCCAAACGGGTCGCTCTAGCCAGACTGAGCTAAGGAAAGATCGAGAGGGGAGGGATAGTCTTTCAGATATCATCGGCTCCCCCGTAGGGTGAGCACAAGAGCACTCACCCAGTTAGACTGGTTGAATTCTCGTGGGATTATACTGATGACTCATGTGTTCCATGGTTTAGCTCTAAGCGATCTGGAATCTGGAAGCAAGAACAAAATGGCGGAAGATGTAAGATTCGAACCCACGGAACCTTTCGGTCCTTCAGTTTTCAAGACTGCTGCCTTAAGCCGCTCGGCCAATCTTCCGTATTTTGGTAGCGGGAGTCGGATTCGAACCGACGACCTCAAGAGTTATGAACCCTGCGAGCTGGCCTCTGCTCTATCCCGCTGAGAAGGCCCATAGAATGAAAAAAGCCCCCGGTCAAGGAGGCTCTTTCCAAGATAGGAGTCACCTCCTTTCATTTCTTTCACTCCTTGAGTCTGTCATAGATGTTAAACAGACTCTAGCGAAATCTTAGATAACCCCAGTGGCAATAATACCAACATTACCGACATCTCTCACAATGCCACTGTTATTCGTGACTTCGATTGAAAGCACTCCAACAGTCGCTACGTAGACATCAGTAATATCTATTGACCACGCCCGCCAAGCTGAAGGGCGGCCAACTTGGATAGGCGTTCCAACAGCAACACCGGGAACCGGCAGAGTGACAGTGGTTGTCGCTCCGGCTGCAATGCTGGGAAGGTCAATAGACGAAACCCATTTCATTGGACGCGGCCCCACTTGCCCAAGCGGGAAAAAGTGCCAATTGGCTCCGTCAGCCCAACGGAACAAAATAGGAATATCAGCTTCGTTTGCTCCAACCACATAAGAAAAAGTCGTGATTGCTGTGGTACTTAGCGGACCACAACCAATCATTGTCACATCTCCGGCAACACTGAACGTATAAGTTCCCGCACTTCGGGGAATAAAAGTGAACGACATTCCATGATCTCCGCCAATTAGGCCGGAGGTTCCTGTAACATTGCTGCTAAAATCAGGAAGAAGCAGAGTTGTACCAGGTACAGCTTCAATTACCCCGTTCATGTCCTTTTCAAGAACAGTGTAAGTCCCCGATGAGACAAGCTGAGTTCGACGAAGGTGGAAGCCGATCATACCATACTTGGTTTTGCTTCGTTCAACACCCGGATCAGCAGGAGGTTGTACAGCTCCTCCAATTGCTGAGATCAAAGCATCGTATGCGCGTTCACGACCAAGAAGCCTGCTTCCAGCATCTGAGAAGTGTCCTGCAAATGTGTCACCACCGAGAAGAGTTTCATAGGGGGCAGGAAGACCATTGGTCCCTACAATACGGATTCGGGGATCTCCCAAACCTCTCAAACCATGGACCATCATGGGAATACGGTAACTGTTTGAAGAAAGACCGTTTGAAGTTGCTCGTGTATTTGAGTTTGGACCTTCCACTACCAGAATTGGTGTGTCTCGTGTAATGATCCCTTCAGCAGTGAGTTGACTGATGAGGTAGTTTACTTCTGATACCCACTGGTCAACATCCATCAAAAGGTGATCACCAACGCTTTGATGGAATGACATTGAGTCAGGCAAAGAACCACCACCGGCAATCATTGCCAATAGTTTTACCCACATGGGTCGATTGGCTTCAGAAACTGTTCGGTTAGCGGGAGTACCTACCCACTCTGTAATGGAAGCACCGCCTTTGGCATTCAGATACAGCCGTGTGTTCAAAGGCCATTCTTCACTCAGGCGGTTCAACATTTCAATGGGCCAACATACAGACCCGTTCTCATTGAAAGGCTCTTCGTATTGAATAGGTGCTCCCCATGATCCACTCAGATTGGGAGACCAGACTTGCACCTTGGAGTTGACAGCCCAAAGCGCGCCAGTGGTGTAAGCATCAGCCCCTATAGGCCAGCTTTGTCCAATGGTCAAATGAACATAGTGACCAGTGTTGTTACGAAGAGTCAGACCTACTGGAAGGCTTGAAAGACCCGGAAGTCCGGAAATGTATGATGCACCTGTACGACCGACGTACATTGTTCCTGCAATGGAGTAGAGACGCCCAGAGGAGAAAGATCCACCTCCTGCAACGTATGCAAGTGCATCAGCGTGTGTAGCAAAATTAACCATGGCATATCCTCCAGCAGCAGTGGCAGCGGTAGATGCAGTGAGAGCAGCGGCTACAGATTCATTTCTTGCTGTAAGAAGTTGAGCCAAAACGTCAACGGAGTTTGGAGTCCACTCAGGTACAAGAGGCAGATTGCTTAGTTTAACTGTACCAGTGCCAGACAATGCAACGGTTGAGATGTAAGTCTCAACAACAGTTTCCCGATCTGTCCCATGGATCACAGAAACACGATAAACTGTCGAGTTTGCTCCCACGTTATTAGAGAAAAGCTCACAAGAAAAATTTCCTTGAGAATCTAGCAATACACTCAAAGGACCGGGAACATAGACAGCATCGTTTGCTTCTTTATCCCAAGAAGAGAGGGTAAAAATGATTCTTCCATTGATTGGAACAGTTCCGTTAGGAAGAAGCACTGGGCCTGTTACGGTTTTGAAAGTTCTAGGCATCTTGTTTTCCTATCCTAATATGGTGTAAGGGCACTTATGACACTGCCTTAACATAGGATGAGGTAATCAATCAATGCTGACTCTGGAACAGGTCAAAAGCTCACTTCCCATCGGAAATCGCAACAATGTCACCCAAGATATGGTGAATCAGTTGAATGCGTTGTCGAAGGATCCAGAGGAGGCTCGCTATATCAGAGAGAACTTCATCTCATTCTCTCAAGTGCTGATGGAAGGCAAATTCCGACTGGGCGACTACGTTCAGGCCGTAATGTTCGTCTCTTATAAGGTCATGGGGAAAACAAACCTTGATGCTTACAGGTTAACATTTCCTGATCGCTACAAGTCCATGGTCGATGCTGGGAAGCCCCAGAAAGACATCGCTTCGATGGTCACTGCTTACAACAAAGGCGTGTTGGTCACAAAGATCATGGAACGGGCCATTATCCCGACATGGATCCTGAATCAGGACATGTTTCAAGCTGCGTTACAGACCCAGTTTGAAATCATGACAGATCCGGACATCAACTCCAGAGATCGGACAGCGGCAGCAAATAGCTTGCTGACTCACCTGAAAAAACCTGAAGTTCACAAATCTGAGCTGAAGATTGACATCGCTGTGAACGACGGCATGGCAGCCATGGAGAAGAGTCTCCGGGATCTTAGTCTCAAACAACTCAACATGATCGAACACGATCCCAACGTAACTGCCGGTGACATCGCTGCGATGCCAATGAAAGTGATCAATCCATGAGTGAGATTGACGACGAGTTTAATCGGAGGAAGACTGTGGATGACTACCTTAACGAGGTAGACTTCCAACTGTTGAATCGTAATGGTGGCTACGTTCCGACCGAGTTTGCTTTGAAATTCATGAACTTCATTAAGCTTGTGAATGGTGAAAGAGGCGAAGAGAACAAGACCCCAGTCATGCACTTGGTCATGTTGGATAAGCTCCAAACCAAAGACGAGAAGATTGCAAATCTCTGTGCCCGAGGCACTGCGAAGACGACCCTCTATATGGAATATTTCACGATGTATTTGGCCGTCTTCGGAAGACTACCAAACTTCGGGGAAGTTTCGGGTATGCTGTACATCTCTGACTCGATGGACAACGGAGTTAAATCGGCCAGAAATTCCATTGAGTTTCGATACAACAACTCAGAATTCATGCAGTATTGGGTGCCTGAAGCACGCTTCACTGAGAACTATTTGGAGTTCAAGAACCGGTCTGGACACCAATTAGGCATCAAGATGTTTGGTGCTAAATCAGGTATCCGGGGAACCAAGATCTTTAACCAACGTCCTGTGATTGCTGTGATGGATGACTTGGTTTCTGATGCTGACTCTAAATCCCAGACAGCTATGCAGGCCATTAAGGACACGGTGTACTCCGGAGTCCAATACGCCTTGCACCCTTCAAGACGGAAAATGATCCTGAACGGGACACCATTCAACAAGGGTGACATTGTTTATGAAGCCATCGAATCTGGGGCTTGGAAGGTCAACGTCTGGCCGATCTGTGAGCAGTTTCCCTGCAAACCAGAGGACTTCAGGGGTGCTTGGGAAGACCGATTCACCTACGAATATGTGAAGACTCAGTATGAGTCTGCTGTGAAAGAGGGCAACCTGAAGTCCTTCCAGCAGGAACTTATGCTCCGGATCACAAGCGATGAGTCTCGTTTGGTTCAAGATGCAGACATCGGCTGGACCTCCAGAGCTGAGATTCTGAACAACAAGCAGGACTACAACTTCTACATCACCAGTGACTTCTCTACGTCATCCAAGCAGACAGCAGACTATGCTGTGCTGAGTGTGTGGGCATACTCGAAGCAGTCTGAGTGGATCTGGGTTGATGGGATCGTGGAACGTCAGTCGATGACTCAGACGGTGAACGACTTGTTCCGGCTCTGTGCTGAGTATCAGCCCCAAGGTGTTGGGGTCGAAATCTCTGGCCAACAGCAGGGTTTCGTGGATTGGCTCATGATGGAAATGAACAATCGTGAGCAATACTTCAACTTGACTCAAAAAGATGGCAAACCCGGTATCCGCCCAGCGACTGACAAACTGGCTCGATTCAACATGGTTGTGCCCCTGTTCAAAGCCAAAAAGGTCAAGTTTGTTGAGGAAATGAAGCTCTCTCGGGTGCTGGGTATCTTCCTTGAGCAGATCGCCATGGTTACGAAGGACGGGATCAAAGGCAAAGATGACTGTGTAGACACGGTGTCGATGTTGCAATATATGAATCCTTGGATCCCCTCTGGAAGTGCAGCAGTTACGTCTGGCTCTCAAGGTAAGGAACTACCCAGAGAAGTTTGGGGTAGCATGGATGCCGATCCGGGTGCTACTGATGACAGCAACTACGGATCCTACATGGCATGAGGTGAATCCATGATCAGTTTCGCGCAATTCAGCGGAAGACTCGCAAGAGCACAACTGAAGAACATGAGTGCAGTGGATGACACCAATCTTGGTGAAATCCGGCCCGACTATGAAGACACTGTGCTCAGTCTGACGAATGAGGCTCTGACGACGCTTTCGACCAAGTTCCCCCTGTTCAAGTTGCAGGTGGATCTGACTCTTGATGCAGCCAAGCAGGAATACAGCTTCGACACAGACACGGCTGATTTGACGATGGTTGAGACTTCTCAGACTTATGATTCTGAGCGGTTCATTAAGATCTTGAACGTCTACAACTCTGATGGTGATGAGCTGTTGACGGATGTCAACGGCCATGTGACCGTCCCTGCTTACAACCGGATCCGCTTCACTTCAGCTAAACTGCTGGAGTTGTTGGAGGTTGGTCCGAAAGTTCGTATTCGTTTCCAAGCTCGTCATCCTGAGATCACGGCTTCTGATGGAATTATTCTGCCTCCAAATCTGGAAACAGCTCTTCAATTGCTGGTTGCATCCTTGTATATCAGTCAAATGAATGGTCCTGAACACTCCGCAAAAGGTGACAGCTACTACGCCCAGTATCTGCGTCACATCGGGGAAGACGAGCTGCAAAATAACAGTTCGACTTCAGAGATCGAAACCGACAACCGCTTTACGAACAGGGGATTTGTCTAATGCAAATGATCTCAATAAGTCAGGAAAGACCCATGGAAATCGAAACACTCAAAGACCTAATCCCGTTGATCATTGCAGGTGCTACTACCCTTGGTGGAGCTGTGGCGTGGTTGCTCACCCGGATGGATGCAAAGAACGTTAAAGAGCGTGAGTTCGAGCAAGCTGAACGAGCCAAACTGGAGAAGCTGTTCACTGAACAGATCAACGCACTTCAGGCTGAGGTTCACAGTCAGAATCAGGAAATCGGCCAACTTCGTAGGGAGCTGAGCATCTATGTTCGACATGTCGGCGTTTTGGAGGGCCTTCTCAAATCCAAAGGGGTTGAGCCTCCGCCCCTTCTCATCACCGGGGGCTAAGGAGAAAACGATGAATTTCATCGGCACTGGTAAGAAACTGGACGACATCGACCTCCCCAAAATCGGGAGATTGATTGGTGTTGGAGAGGATGAAATTCATGCCATTCTCGACGTTGAGTCCAAGGGCACAGGCTGGGATTCGCAGAATCGGCCTATCATTCTCTTCGAACCTCACATCTTCTACAAACAACTTGCTGCCAACAAGCCAGCAGCTCTCCAGACAGCCGTGTCTCAAGGTCTGGCATACAAGAAATGGGGAACAAAGCCCTATCCCCGTGACAGCTATCCTGTCCTTGAGAAGGCCATCGTGATCGACCTTGAGCTGGCTCTTCGGTCAGCTTCTTGGGGTCTGGGCCAGATCATGGGCTTCAACTTTGCAATGGTGGGTTACAAGTCTGCTGAAGCCATGGTTGAGCACTTCAAGCTGGATGAAGAGAATCATCTGGCTGCCATGATCAAGTTCATCATCGCTGCTGGTCTGGACGATGAGCTTCGGAACCATGACTGGGATGGGTTTGCTCGTGGCTACAATGGTCCGGGCTTTGCTGCCAACCGGTATGACATCAAGCTGGAAGCTGCCTTTGAACGGTGGCAGCGGATCAAGGATACCCCCCTGAAATGATGAAATATCTCCAGATCGGTGCTTTGGTTGGACTGGTTGCCTGTGGCTTCTGGTTTAATTCTGTTTTGAACAAGAACAAGGAACTGCGTCTTGAAAATGAGACACTGGTTCTTCAGGCTGAGAAAACAGCAGAGAACTTGAAGCTTGTGGTTCAGCAACTGGATCGGGAGATCGAATACCGGCAGATTGCTGAGTCTGCTTTGAGCCAACTCAATGAGGTGCCAGATGTCGTTTACTCCCAGAGGCTTTCGCCTGAGATCCAGAGTGTTCTCGACAACTTTCATGATCGGATTCGCCCTTAGCCTGTCTGGCTGTGGGGATCTTCTGAAAGCTGCTGATCCTGCTGCTGGGATTCCTCGTCAGGTTTATGATGAGGTTCCTCTGTATGCTGGTCCCGTCAACTCGGTGGGAACATTGACACAAGCCTACATCCGAAATACTGAGGGTCTGATAACGGCAAATAGCCGTCTCAGAACTCTCTGCATTGCCTATGGTCAGTGCAAACCGACTCAGGAGTGACCCGTGGATATTGAACAGCTCAAAGACGAATCATCGGTTCCCACTGGTTCTCTGAATGAACTTGGACCAGAAGGTATGGTTGAAGCTGCCAAAGTCGATGATCGTGAAGGTCGTCTGACAGATTGGGCCTATGAACCTTCCATCTCTGAACTGAAGGGAGATCTGGAGTATGCTCGTCAAGAGAATACTGACCAACGTCTAAACGTTGATGGGTGGTTGGCTCTTCGGAATGCTTCTGGTGTGGAGTCTGGTCGAAAAGGAAAGACTGCTGTTCCCGGTCGCTCAACTGTTCAGCCTAAACTGATCCGCAAACACAACGAATGGAGATACCCGGCTCTGAGTGAGCCTTTCCTGAATGACTACAAGGTCTTCACAATCAATCCTCGCAGTGCTGAAGACAAGAATTCAGCCAAGCAGAACCAACTGGTTCTGAATTGGCAGTTTGACACCAAGATGAACAAAGTCTCTTTCGTGGACAAGTTGGTCCGGAAAGTGGTCGATGAAGGTACTGCCATTGTTCGTATTGGTTGGGAACGTCGCACTGAAAAAGTCAAAGTCCAGCGAATGCGGTATGAGTACTACCCGCTTGAAGATCCTGAGATGCTTCAAGCTTTAGCTCAAGCAACTCAGATGTATATGCAAGATCCTGACATGTTCGAGATGAGTATGGATATTCCCGACAGTTTGAAGGCGTCGGTTGAGTATGGTGTTCAGAATCAGGTTGCTGTGTATGCCAAAGAAGCTGGCATGGAGGAGGTCTACGAAGACAAGATTGTCTGGAATGCTCCAAGCGTCCGGATCATTAACGTTGAAAACTTTTTCATTGAACCAACACCAGATGGTGACTGGACTGAAGCTCAGTTCATGATCCACACCTACGAGACCACAGAGTCCAGCCTCAAAAAGGCTCGGATCTACAAAAACCTCGACAAGGTAAACTGGGCTGCTAACGCTGTGAAGTCTAAGCTGGGTGACATCGACCACAAGTCGAACACACCTCAGACAGACATGCGTTTCAACTCCAAGAAGGTCAAAGTATTGGCCTATGAGTATTGGGGTCTGTGCGACATTCATGAAACTGGTGAGATGGTTCCAATTGTCGTTACCTTCATCGGTGATACTATCATTCAAATGGAAGAAAATCCTTTCCCTGATCGGAAGGCTCCTTTTGTCATCATCCCCTACATGCCTATTGACGGTTCTGCTTTTGGTGAAGCTGATGCTTCAATTCTGCAAGACAACCAGCGGATCCTTGGTGCTGTGACTCGTGGTATGATCGACCTTTTGGGTCGTTCGTCCAACGCACAAACAGGATACGCCAAAGGCTTCTTGGATCCAGTGAACCGTCAGCGTTTGATCAAAGGTGAAGATTTTGAGTTCAACCCGAACTCTGATCCAGCTCAAGCCATTCGTCAGATGGTTTATCCTGAGATTCCCCAATCTGCTTTGGTTATTTCTCAAGCTCAGAACCAAGAAGCTGAATCTCTGTCTGGTGTTAAAGCATTTTCTTCTGGGATTTCTGGAGATGCTTTTGGAAAAGTGGCACGAAATACTGGTGCTGTGCTTGATGCTGCTGGACAGCGTGAGATGTCTATCCTTCGCCGTCTGGCTGAAGGTATGCGTCAAATCGGCAACAAGATGATTTCAATGAATGCCAAATTCTTGGAGAAGAAAGAGGTTGTTCGGGTCACAAACGAAACCTTCGTTGAAGTTTACCGTGACGAATTGAATGGCAATTTTGACCTGATCTGTGACATTGCTTCTGCTCAAATGGATCAGATGAAGTCCCAAGATCTAGGTATGCTGATGCAGACCATTGGTCCTGATATGGATCCGGGTTTGCGTGGAATCATCATGGCTGACATTATGGAACTGAAGCGTATGCCTGATCTGGCAAAGCGTGTTCGTGATTATCAGCCTCAGCCTGATCCGATGCAGCAAGCTCTGGCCAAAGCTCAACTGGATCTGGTCCTGAGCCAGATTGAACTCAACAAAGCCAAGGCTTTGACAGCGAATGCTGATGCTGAGAACACTGCTCTGCAAACTGAACAGGATGTTCAAGGCATCGACCATCAGCGTGCGATTGAGCTGATGGGTGCTCAAGCTAGGGGTAACAGGGCTAGAGATGTGACCATGGGTCTCATCAAAGGCGAAGCTGCTCCTCAGAACATTGAGGCTGCTGTGGGTTACAACAGCCTGATCGAGAAAAAAGATGAGGCAAAGTCGAAGACTCCTCCGATCCTGCCTTCATATACGCCTCCTGCCGGTCAACTTCCGATGGCACCTCTCCAGAGTGCCCCGTAACAAGTTGAACCAACACAGGGACTTGCCATGCCGATGTAATGTCGGATAGAGACGAAATACTGAAACCTTCAACCAACTGGAGTTGGCAATGAACCTCTACGAACAGAACTCCCCCCAAACTGGGGAAGATGATCAACCGCGTGCGATGACTCTGGAAGAGTTCCAAGAATATCGTCTCTCGGTGGAACATGTTATTGAACAGGCAGATATGGCAGCCCGTCTGTCCAAAAATGCCGATTTCAAAGCCCTTATCATGGAAGACTACTTCACTCGTGAGCCAGCTCGTCTGGGTCAACTGATGGCCTCTGGTCGTCTGAACGAGAAGCAGTTTCAGGAGTGTGTGCAAGACCTTCGTGGTGTCGCCGGTCTCCGTGTCTTCCTTGGTTCATTCATTCAGAAAGGCAACATTGCTCGTGATGAGCTGGCCGGTCTGGAAGAAGCTCGGAAAGAGATGGAAGCATCTTTGAACGACGAAGAATGATATGACAACCCTCTGAAGGAACATACACCATGGCAGACAATGACCAGAAAGTTCTCGATCTGGACACTCTTTCCGACGAAGATTTCCTCAAGCTGGATCCGTCCCAGCTTCAGGCATATGTTCCTCCGGAGGGTGAATCCAATGATACCAATGTTGATACCAACAAACCTGATGCTACTGTTGACCTCTCTGGTTCAGGAGATGACAATCAGGGAGACGGTTCCGAACAACCCGGAAGTGATCCGGCCAAAGTGGCTGAATCTGAAGTTCAACCCTCCGCTTCTGCCCTCAACAAAGGGGACACACCGGCTCAACCGGCTGCTCCCAAACCCGCAGAGAAGTCTGCTGCTGGGGCAGAAGCCAAACCGGAAGATGCGAAGTCGGGAGACAAGAAAGTTGAAGATCCAGTAGCAGTTCAAGCTGCTGCTATGGACTTCTACAAGAAAGTTACTGCTTCGTTCAAAGCCGATGGCAAAGAGCTTCAAATTCGTTCCCCAGAAGATGCTGTGCGCCTGATGCAGATGGGCGTAAATTATTCCCGTCGAATGCAGGAAATGAAACCCCTGCGTGCTCAGAACGAGATGTTGAAATCAGTTGGTCTGGATGATCCAGCTAAGTTGAACCACATGATCGAGGTCATGCAGGGGAAACCTGATGCTATTCAGAAGCTTCTGAAAGACCGGAAGATCGACCCCATCGACATCGACACGACCAAAGATGTTGCCTACAAACCGGCCAACCATGCAGTTGATCCGAAAACTCTGGCTTTTAGAGAGGCAATCGAAACAACTCTGTCGCAAGAAGGTGGGAAAGAGTTGATTTCAGAGATCAACTCCACTTGGGATGATCATTCAAAGGAAGCTTTGAGAGACCAACCTGCTATTTTCCAGAATCTACTTGATCAGAAAAGTTCTGGAGTGTATGTGAGAGTTAAGAAGGAACTTGAGTACCAGCGGACAATGGGTTTTCTAACCGATGTTCCCTTCGTTCAAGCCTACCATCAGGTAGCAGAAGCGATGAAAAAAGCTGGTGTCTTTTCTAACTTGACGCCAAAAACGAAGCAGAATGAAGTCCATTCGCAGCAACCGCTCGACACTGGCATCCGGAAGGCAGCTCAACCAGCGCCCGCTCCAAACCTCTCTTCGACGCAGCAACCCCGAGCTGTTCCGTCCAAAGATGGCAGCCAACCCAGTCAACCGGACTATTGGGCTATGAGTGATGAGGACTTCCTCAAACTTAAACCCCCAGCCTGAGTCCAGAGAAGTTTGAAAAGGATGATCCAAAATGGCTCAACTATATAATGCCCCAAATGTGAACGGTGGTGGGACTCCTTCCAACATCGGTCCACAGTTCAACACCTACTACTGGGACCGCAAGTCCCTGATCGACGCTGCTTGGGAGATGTATTTCTCTCCGCTGGCTGACGTTCGTTCGATGCCTGCCAACATGGGCAAAGAGCTGAAGGTGTTCTACTACGTCCCGCTGCTGGACGAACGCAACATCAACGACCAAGGTATCGACGCTGCCGGTGCTGCCATCTCCAACGCTGACTTCATGGTCACGCTGAAGGGCACCTACAGCTATGTGATTGAAGCTGGTGCAACTGCTCTGGCTGCTGCTGTCAACGCAATCCAAGGTTCGGCTGCTACCAAGTCGGGCACTGTGTCTCCGTGGACTGTGACAATCAACGACACGACTCTGGTCGCTGGCACTGCTGCTGAAGCCGCTGCCGTGTCTGCTGCTTTGGCAACTGCTACCAACACGACCGGTGGTCCGCTGGTGAAGATTGAACAACGCTCGGGCAACCTCTATGGTTCGAGCAAGGACATCGGCACGATCACCAGCCGTATGCCTGAACTGTCGGAAACCGGTGGGCGCGTGAACCGTGTTGGCTTCACTCGTATCGAACGCTCGGGC